GCGCACCCTATCAAGGGTACGCGCCACGCAGTGCAACACCCAGACCGAACTGGTCTGTTTATATCCAAAGGAGCCTCAGTATGTCGGAATTAGGGACGAAACGTAAGCGCTCTTGGCCGTTTTATACAGCTAAGGGCAATGGGTATCGAGCTGACTATCCGTTTACGGGTAGTTATACTTGTCCACCCAAAACTTACGAATTCCCTGGTCCTCGACAGACACAGGAAACTGTGTCCGAAGGTCATCGTTTCCGCGATCGCGGATATGATATCGGTGGTCCATTCTTCAGCAAGAAGTGTTATGCTTCTGTTGAAGGTAAGACTAACAATTTGACCCGTCTTAATTCGAGCGGTAGTTACCGCTTTCATTATGATGGGGTTGTTATGCCTTTGGACGTAACCGGGCTGTCTTACCCAGCTAGTCAAGAGAGTAGTGATACTGCTCTTGCTAACTATGGTGCGACAGCAGTAGCTAGGTGTTCGCCTACCAATCCGGTGGCGAATCTATCCGTTTTCCTAGGCGAGACTCTCAAGGATGGACTTCCGTCCATTCCTGGGATTCGAGGCTGGGAAAAGAGGGCTCAACTCGCGGCAGCTGCCGGAGAAGAGTTCCTCAACGTAGTGTTCGGATGGACTCCACTTATTTCTGACATCAAGAGCACCGCGAAAGCGATTGCTCATGCTAAAGCTGTTATGAAACAGTTTGAGCGTGATGCCGGAAAGGTGGTGCGTCGTAGCTACGTCTTCGATACTGAGAAGTCGTCAAGTGGGCCAACGCTCATTTTGAGCAACGCCCGCCCAGATTACGGTTATGTAACCGGAACTCTGAGCAGGTGTAATTTGACCTACTTGTTCGACGAATCAGGGAGTGTTTTCAAGACCACTAACACGGTCAAGAAACGATGGTTTTCAGGTGCCTTTACGTACCATATCCCGGGAGGATTTACATCCAACCCGGCTATGGATCGTGCGGCTCTGGAGGCAAAGAGAGTCTTCGGACTCGATTTGACTCCAGAAACCCTGTATAACCTAACTCCCTGGAGCTGGGCCCTAGACTGGGTTTCAAATGCTGGTGATGTTTTACAAAACATCACTCGGCAATCCCAGTATGGTCAGGTGATGAAGTATGGTTATATCATGGAACATATAGTTACCACTGATACATACTACTACTCATCGTCCGCCCCGTCATCATTCGGGGATCGGGCTAACGTCGCCACTCTGTCTCTGATAACAGAGACTAAAAAGAGAGTCGGCGCTAACCCCTTTGGATTTGGCTTAACTTGGGATGGCCTTTCGGCCACCCAGAAAGCCATAGCTGCTGCCTTGGGATTTACCCATGGCAGAAACTAGTGTTAGCACTAGTGTAATAAATACACCAATACCAACGTTCCTTATATGGGACGACAAAAGGAGTAGTGCCCATGTCTCTGACCGATCCTCAGTCCATCACCATCAGTGCTGTGACCACACCTCTTCCCCGTGTTTCTACGGGTAAGAATGTGGCAGAGTATCTGAGTGCTGATGGGCTTATTAGGCTCACTCTGTCCCACGTCTACGGACGTCGGACTCGGCGAGTCTTGAGGCTCGACCATTCGAAGCTCACCGCTGATCCGTTTATCCCGGCGCAGAATACGAAGGTTTCCATGAGTAATTACATGGTCTTCGATGTTCCGCCCGCGGGCTACACGAATGCAGAGGAGTTGGCTGTTTACACCGGTCTTAAGACCCTGTTTACAGCCTCTTCGGATGCTGTCATCTCCAAGCTTCTTGGAGGTGAGAGCTGATAGATCCCGAAAGGGCAATTAAATTTGCCGTTGCGTCGGTTGTGATAGCAATAGCTATCTTTTCCGTCGTCGTGACCTATCAGGCCTCGCACATTGTAGTTCGTGTTCTCATGAACTACTGTCTGTGAGGAGTCTAGGGGCATTGGGCTAAGGAAAGATCACCTCTATTTAAGGAGGGACTTTGAAAAGCCCTATGCTACTCTGGAAATCGATAGCCGAAGAATCGGCTATCCAGTGTTGCACTAGCGCCACTCGAGACATAAAATATGTTTCGAGTCGGTTCAAATACGAGGGGTTCTCGTTTCTAACGATTACCCTCCCTAGCTTTGGAAAAGACTTCCAAAAAAGTCTTGACCAAGGCTACGTGGATCGCAACCTGTTTCAGGGTTTTCCCTGGCAGGCAGGTCTCCCCCGATTTCTCGGAGGTTTCCTCGATCATGTATTTGACCGTACTAGTGGTCAGTTAAGAGACTCTGAGCTCTCTATAGAAGCAATCTTAGCGATACGTCAGTTAACACTGATGTTCTCTAAGATCCTTCTCCCTTGCAGTGATGCAAGGGTGAAGGAAGCTATAGAGGCCTTTGTCTCTTGTGAGCAGGATGTCCGGGATTCTGATGCCATGATTTCAGACCAGCAATGGTCTGATTTTAAACGCATCGGAAACCTTCTCTTTGGGAAACTCTTCGCCGAAATGGATCGAAAGATCTATTACGGTGATTTGGTTCCTAAGCATGGCCCTGGAGCCACTGCCGATAAGTTGCGTGCGAACGCAAAGTATCGTCAAGCCACATGGCCAGCCCGTTTGGAGAGTGTGTTTCCTTTTGGGGAATATGCTCTACCAAACTGGAGATACTTCGACGAAATGTCGAAGGTGGACATCCTCGAACCCGGTTCTGAGATACCCGCAAGGGTCGTCACAGTACCTAAAACGCTAAAAGCACCTCGAGTGATCGCGATTGAGCCTACTGCTATGCAATACATGCAGCAGGCGATATCTCGGCCAATCGTGGAGTTTATTGAGAACGATAAAGTTCTCACTAAACTGATCGGATTTCGTGACCAAACTCCTAACCAGAGAATGGCACGAGAAGGTAGCCGTACTGGCCGCCTTGCTACACTCGACTTGAGTGAAGCATCTGATCGTGTTTCTAATCAGCACGTACGCCACCTAGTTTCTCAATATCCCCATTTGCTTAAGGGACTTGATGCAACTAGGAGTCGGAAGGCTGATATACCTGGCTTCGGCGTTAATCGTCTAGCCAAGTATGCGTCTATGGGTTCAGCGCTTTGCTTTCCTATGGAGGCCATTGTCTTTACGACGATGATCTTCCTTGGGATCGAAAAAGCGCTTAACTCGCCACTTGGCCCTCGTAGCGTAAAACGCTACTTGGGCAAGGTGCGTGTCTACGGTGACGATATCATCGTTCCCGTAGAATGTGCAGTATCCGTGATCGAAACACTCGAATCCTTCGGGATAAAAGTGAATCGAAACAAGTCCTTCTGGAACGGAAAGTTCCGGGAGTCTTGTGGAAAGGAGTACTACGATGACCAAGACGTCAGTATTGTCAAGGTACGTCGTGAACCCCCTATCTCACGGGTGCGCGTCGGTAGCGGTAACTCTGGCGATAACATCGACAGGGTTAACTCGTACGTTGATCTTCGTAATCAGCTATATTTTGCTGGTTACTGGAGAACGTGCGAGAAGTTGGATGTCCGCATCCGAGAAATAATCAAATATTTCCCGGTGGTGGCTCCAACTTTGCCACTTGTAGGTCGGCATTCTTTCCTCGGATATTCCGTGGAGAAAATGCATCCGAGCCTTCACAGCCCTTTGGTTAAGGGCTGGGAACGCGTAGCACGACCGCCTAAGGATTCCCTAGATGGTCATGCTGCCCTACTCAAGTGCCTCCTCCTCTTAGAGGAGAAAAGTGATAATAAGACTCAACCGGTTTATCCGTTTGAGCATATCGCTTCTTCTCTCTCTATAGAAGAGATTGGCGGCTTGCCAGCCGTTAATGAAGAACACTTGGAACGCGCAGGGCGTCCCTATGCCGCTACACTACAGCTAGGGTGGACATCCCCGTTTTAATGGGGATCGAGGGCGAAAGCCCCTGGGAGAACCAGGTCTGGTTGATAACCAGAGACTCTTTTTCAGAGTTTAGCTTTTCCTCAAGGGTGGGAGTAAGGGTATGGCGGACCCGTAACGTTCTGA